TCAGCCGTTACCGCGACGACCCGATTCGAACAGGAACCAGACGCGCTTCTCGCTCTCGTCGATCCAGTTCTCCAGCAAGCTGGCGGTCGCGACGTCGTTATGCTCGTCGCACAAGTCATGCACCTCGCGCATCCGGCCGATCAGTTCACCGTTGTCGTCGCGAAGCTCGGCCAGCATATCCAGCGGGTCGACATAGTCGGCGTCATTGTCGGCGATGCGTGATTCCTTGGCGATCTGACCGATAGAGCGCAGCGTGGTCCCGCCGATCTTGCGCGCCCGCTCGGCCATCGGATCGGTCATGGCCAGGATTTCCGCCGACTGCTCGTCCAGCATCAAATGATAGTCCCGGAAATGCGGGCCCGAGACGTGCCAGTGGAAGTTCTTGGTCTTGATGTAGAGGGCGAACGTATCGGCCAGCAGCCCGGTCAGAGCGGCGGAAATGCTCTGGGTCGCCTCCTCCGACAGGCTCGTCGGCGTCCTCAGGGGCGCCAGGCGCTTTTCTTTGGCGGTGACCATCATCGTTCTCCTCAGCAGTAGTCTGCGGTCAAGCTAGGTAGCCGGGCATCCGAACGGAAGCCCTGGCGCAGATGATAATGCTGAAGCTGTAAAGTGGTTCGGCGGCGCCGACCTTTGTCGGCGGATGGCTGGGGAACTAGGAAACGAGGTTCCGGCCAAAAACCCTAATAAAACAAGGACCCTACGCAGTGGCTGGGGACCGTGTGTATCGGCGATGTATATCAGTCCTTTGGGCGGCGTGAAGAGGTTTTTTTGAACGCCGAGATGGTCCTTGTTCGACCTGTTCCCACGTGAGAACGTGACCACATGTGTTCCGATATCTCTGACGATCCATCCTCTGCGGACTTCGACGACGACGATATCCCGTGGGCCGATCCCCAGATCAGGAAGGATTATGAGGCCGCTCTTGGTCGTTTGATCCTGGCCCATAACGATGTGGATCGGTTTCTGACCATGCTGATCGAATGCATTCTGAGAGACCTCGGCGATCAGAAGGAACTGGAAAAACTGACGTTGGGTTTGTTCGCGCGGCGGCTCGACAATCTGCGAATGTTGAAGGGGATCAGACCGGAGCTTCGGTTGGATGGGGTCGATGTGGACGAGTTGGAAGAACTGAATCGCCTTCGCAACATCGTCGCTCACGGCCACTTCGAGCAGAACCCATTTCAAGGCGACTACGAACTGATCTCCAACAACAAAACGCACAAGGAGTTTTCGGTCGAGCGGTTGAACGAAATCACGAAACGGCTCGATGACGCTGGCGATCAGATCAAGCCCCAGGTCTATTTTTGGGACATGGAAGTTGAACCTTCCGAGCCAGAGCGTGGGTAGCCACCGCCCTTCTTGAAGCTAGTTTTCGGCCCCGCCTGCTAAATATGGGGTGAGAAAGCCAACCGAGACCTACCGCCAAAAACTGGCGCGCCAACGCGCGCTCGAAGACGAGGCTCGCGCCCTTGGGGCCAGCCGTTACCAAAGCTCCCGCCCACTTCCTTGGCGGTCTGAGCCATCCTCAAACAACAGCGAGGCGGACCTCCCGCCAGGACGACAGCTTCTCAAGCTGACCGTCTCGACGTTGGCTGAGGCGATCGAAGAATTTGTAAGCCGCGTCGGCTCCGGTGGCGCCGGTCGCCGCCTCGACGCCTTCGCGATCCTGTCGAACATCGGGGCAGAAGAAGCCGCCTATCTGACGGCCCGTGTCGTGCTCGATTGCTCCGCAAGAAAGATGCGCGCCACCGCCACGGCTAGCGCGGTCGCCAATGCCCTGATCGACCACATCGAAATGACGGAACTCCGGCAGGTTCGGCGTGACGCCTTTGACGGACTGGTCAAGGCGAACAGGAAATCACGGTCCCACTCCGCAAAGAAGCGGCGGGCCATCCGCAAAACAATGGCGGAGCATGGCGCCCACACCGAATACGACCTGAAGACCCGCCTGAAGACGGGCTTTCACCTGATCAATCTGCTCTGCGATTCGACGGGTCTGTTCGTGATCGACGAGGACAAGCAGCACGGCAAATGGGTCCGGACGACGGAAGCCGCGCGTCATTGGCTCGAAGACCAGCACGCACGCTGCGAACTGCTCGAACCGATCCACCTTCCGATGATTATTCCGCCCCGGCCCTGGTCCAGCCCGTTCAAGGGCGGATACCTGACTCGGTCACCGGGTCAGCGTCTGGTGAAACAGTCGTATCGCCCATACCACGACGACCTTGCGGTCCATGATATGCCCGCCGTCTACGCGGCGGTGAACGCGATCCAGAACACGGCATGGCGAATCAACCAGCCCGTCTTTGCCGTGATGAAGGAGATTTGGGACCACGGCGGCCAACTCGGTGGCCTGCCCGCTCGTGACCCGCGTCCGATTCCAGAGACGCCGACCAACTTCCACTCTGATGAAGACGCCAAGAAGCAGTGGAAGCGCGAAGCCGCTGGCCTGCACGATCTGAACAACAAAGACCTATCGAAGCGGCTGGCCGTAAGCCAACGCATCTGGGTCGCCGAGAAGTTCATCGACGAGGACGCGATTTATTTCCCGCACTCGCTGGACTTCCGAGGCCGCGTCTACCCGATCCCGGTCGGCGGCCCGCATCCGCAGGGCGATGACATCGCCAAGTCCCTCCTGGAATTCGCTGACGGCTATTGCATCGGCGATCTCGGAGCGGGTGCGCTGGCGGTCCACATCGCCGGTCTGTTCGGCGTCGATAAGGTATCCACCGAAGAGCGGATGGAGTGGTTCTGGGCCAATGAGACCCTGATCCTCGACAGCGCGATCAATCCCCTAGATGGCCAGCGGTTCTGGGCCACGGCGGACAGCCCGTTCATGGCTCTCGCCGCCTGCATGGAATGGGAAGGCTATTGCCGCGACGGCGCCAATCACATCACCCGTGTGCCGATCAGCCTTGATGGCTCCAACTCAGGCCTTCAGCACTTTAGCGCAATGCTCCGCGACGAAGTCGGCGGGCGTTCGGTCAACCTTCTGCCGGGCGATCATCCGGAGGATGTCTATGCCGACGTAGCTCGAACGGTTCAGGCGTTTGTCGATCAGAGCGACGACCCCAAGGCGCAGGTTTGGAAGGGCGGCAAGGTGACCCGGCGCATCTGCAAACGCCCGTGCATGACCTTCACCTATTCGGCCACCCGATTTGGCATGACGGACATGATCTATCAGACGTTGTGGGAACTGGACGACGAGGGCTCGAAGTATCTGAACGGCGACAACTACGAAGCCGCACTGTGGCTGTCCTACATCCTCTACGACGCGATCTCGAAGGTGGTTTGCTCCGCATCCCAGGCCATGAACTGGCTGAAGGAAGCGAGCCAGATCATGTCGAAGGCTGGCATCCCTATCCGGTGGACGACGCCGGTCGGCCTGCCTGTTCTACAGCACTCGCCCAAAACCAAGACGGGCAAGATCGACATCTATCACCGTGGCACGCGGATGCAGGTCAACGTCCGTGACGTTCGTCCAGGCATCGACTCCAAGCGTCAGGCCAACTCGATCGCTCCGAACTTCATCCACTCCATGGATGGCAGCCACCTCATGGCCGTCGCCAACGAGTGCGCCACGGTAGGGATCATCGATCTCGCCGTCGTCCACGACAGCTTCGCGGTCCACGCCCCGTTTATCTACAAGCTGCGCTCTATCCTGCGGGACACGTTCGCTGACCAATACACTGCGGATCGACTGGCGATCCTGCGGGAGGAACTGGCTGCGCAACTGCCTGCCGATAAAGCGGCGTTGCTCCCCGCCCTACCCTCGCTCGGCTCGCTCGACATCAATGACGTGCGCCAGTCCGACTACCTTTTCGCGTGAATATTTGCATCAGCGCAAATTCCCCTCCCTATTGAACAACGTCCCGGAGTTTCATGTTTGACCCCAAAGACCTCGCCCTCCCGATCAAGTCGGCATCCACGGTAAGCGACCTCAAGACGCCCGTTTTCCAACTCGTATCTCGAATCCAGGATTGCGAACCGACGACGCAGGTCCGCTCACTCGCCTTGGCTTTGGCCGTGGTCGCGGATGCGGTCGGAGTTTCGGCACACGACCTGATCCAATCGTCCTACCGGCTGATGTCGGAGGCGGAGGCCTACTCCACCAATCCCGTCGTCGCGATCCGCGAGTATGCGAAGAACGAACTTGTCCGGCGCCCATGACGGGCTAGCCCTGACATCGGCTCTGCTGACGTTCCTCGCGCGCCCTGACAGGCTCTTGTTTGCCTGCCCCGAAGATCGAGTCTTCGGCGTGCTCGATTGGCTCGACGACTACCTGATCGACAACAACGTGTTCGAGGCGTGGCTCTGCGATGACTTCGCCGATTGGGGCCACCTCACCTTCATTTCCGTGCCGGTCGGCTCGGACGCTTCGATGATCCGCATCGCGTTCGACGACTGGCTCATAGGCCCACTGACGTGGGCCGATTTCACCCAAGCCCCAGAAGCAAATGTCCAGAACCCCAACGGCCTACTCGCGCCGCAAGCGTGACTTCCCGACCTCTGAAAACGAACTCCTCCTGCACATCGAAGACCTTTGTCCAGAACCCGTGCTGAAGCCCGGAATGACTGAGGCAGAGATCATGTTTCAGGCTGGTCGCCGATCCGTCTGGCGCGATGTGCGGGCCGCATACGAAGCATCTTTCGCCCGTCCCGGCGACAACTAGGAGGGCGTCCCATCTGCCTATTGAAGAAACCCAAAGTCGCGACCCCGGTCGCGGCCACGTCGTCTGACAAACCCCTACCCGTCCTGATCAACTCTGGTCTGGATGGCCGGTCGCAACTCTCCCTCGCCCGTCGTGGGATGAGCGGCCTGACGATCCGTCGCCAGCCCAAGGGATCGGTGACAACCAAGCCTGTCGGCCCGTCCGTCCAAGTCCCTGCGACCCCGCCCATGACTGGCGGTGGCGGTGGCGGTGGCGGTGGCGGATCAGATTCCGGAAGCGGAATCTCAGACAAGAGCCTCGCTGCGCTTGATGCGCTCGCCGCCTTCGGTGGCCCCACCGGCACCGTAGCCAAGAAACTCAAATTGAAAGTGTGATCTGACGCATGAAATCCGCAGCAGCGCGATTCAGCGCGCTGTCTGCCGTTCGTAATACGGCTCTCCACAACGCGCGTGAAGCCTCACGCCTAACCATCCCTGGTCTGATCCCGAGTGAGGGCCAGAACGAACACTTCATCGCAGAGCAGCCTTACCAGAGCGTCGGCGCCGACGGCGTGCGCAGCCTGTCTGCCCGCCTCCTGATGATCCTGTTCCCGACCTCGATCCCGTTTTTCCGGTGCGAGATCGACGCTTCCGCCGCTGAAGCCCTCGGTGGCGACAAGGCCGCCGTTGATACGAAGCTGGCGCAATACGTCCAGAGCAGCACGTCGCTGTTCGAGGAGACGGGCGCCCGCAAGGTCATGGCGGAGGTTCTTCGCCACTTGATCATCGCGGGCAACGTCCTCCTCTACATCCCGCTCGAAGGCTCTCCGCGCCTGTTCCGCATCGACCAATACGTCGTGAAGCGTGACCACGTCGGCGCCTTCCGCGAGATCATCGTCAAAGAGAAAATCTACCCCTCGACCCTGTCGGCGGATGTCCGTTCATTTCTTGGGATCGACCTCGATCCGAACAAGATTGAGGAACCGGTCGAAGTCTTCACCATCGTCGAACGCCAGGACGGAAAGGTCGTCCACTGGCAGGAGATCAAGGGCAAGCGCGTGCCGAACTCGGAAGGGCAAAGCCCCGCCGACTCGACCGGCTGGATGCCGCTCCGCTGGCTGGCGATTCCGGGTTCCGATTACGGTCGCAGCCACGTCACCGAATACCTCGGCGACATCATGTCTCTGGAAGATGCGAACTCGTCGATCATCAAGATGGCGGCTGCGGCTTCCCGCATCCTGTATCTGGTTGATCCGAACTCCGGCATCGACGTGCAAGAGGTCGTGCGTGCCTCGTCGGGCGACGTATTCGACGGCTCCGCCGATTCGATCACCAGCGTCAGCCTGAACAAGACGGGTGATTTCTCGGTCGTTTCAACGATCGCTGAAAACATCGAACGTCGCGTCAATCGCGCCTTCCTTGTGCGGGACTTCCGTCAGGGCGACCGCGTCACGGCTGAGGAAATTCGTAGCCAGAGCGAGGAACTGGAAAGCACCCTTGGTGGGACCTACTCCACGCTGGCAGACGAACTGCAACTGCCCGTGGCGAACCGATATCTCTACATCGCCAACCGCAAACAGATCATCCCGGCCATGCCCGAGGGGATCAAGCGTAAGGTCGTGACCGGTCTGGCCGCTCTTGGTCAGGCCGCTGAAGTGAACCGTCTGCGGACCTTCGTCGGCGACGCCGCTGCGCTGGGTATCCCGGTCACCGAATTCCTAAACATCCCGACATTCCTGCGAACGCTTGCTCTTCAGCACGGCGTGAGCGGGATCGATCAGCTTCTCAAGTCGGAGGAGCAACGGGCTGAAGAACAACAACAAGCCATGATGGCCCAGGTCGCACAACAGGCGGCTCCGGGTATCGCCACCGCCGCAGTGCAAGCGGCGACCACCCCTGAATAAGGACTGAATGCAAGTAGCTGAAACTGGCCAAGAGGCCGCATCGATCGATCTCACTACCCTACCCGCCGACGCCTTCCCGGCTGGCACTGATCCGGCTTCTTACGTCGCTGGTCTGACCGGCGAGCAAGCCGCCGAGACCGCCACCGAAACCGGCGCCGCCAAGGAGCGTCCTGGCAACGTCCCGGAGAAATTCTGGGACGCTGAGAAGGGCGAAATGAACCTCGACGCCTTCCTGACTTCATATTCCGAACTGGAAAAGAAGCTGATCGCGCCGAAGGAAGACAAGGGAGATAGCCTGAAGATCGAGAAGCCGGAGGGCGAAGGCGAACAGACCGCCCAACCGGCGCCTGTCTCCGCTGCTATCGAGACGTTCAAGACCGCTTACGAGGCCAACTCGGGTCAGATCACTGAAGCTGATATCGAAGCCGTGGTCGCCGCTGGCATTCCGGCTGATGTCATTCAGACCTACGTCGCCGGTCTTGAGGCTTTGAGCCAGCAGACCTTCTCGTCCGCCTATGAAGTGGCAGGCGGCAAGGACGCGTTCGAGACGGCCATTGAATGGGCCAAGACGAACCTGACCGACTCCGAGGCAGACGCCTACGACAAGATGGTCGATCAGAAAGCGACCATGCGTCAGGGCATCGAATGGCTCATGACAAAATACAAAGCGGGCAACCCTTCAGAGGGTTCGTTCGTGCAGGCTGAATCCGCAACCACCTCCGGCGACATCTTCCGTTCGCGTGACGAGATGATGGAAGCGATCCGAGCCCCCAACTATTCCGATCCGGCGGTCCAAAGAGACATTCTGGAAAAGATTGCGCGATCCAAAACAGCGGGAACGCTGTGATGAATCCGTAAGACCACCCTCGCCTGCCCATTGAGGCTCGCCTGGGGTGGCCGCGCCGCCGCCAGCGAACAAGGCAGGCTGATCGCTATGAGCGAGCGGTCGGTGAAAACCCGACCCAACCCTTTCTCCCAATCAAATGGACCTTCCGTAACGGGTGGCTCGGCTTGCCGGACAACCTCACCGCCAACGGACTCCGAGCGAGACGGGAGGTTTCAAACCCTTCAACTCAACCAAGGAGGCCAATGGCCAATTCTACCCCTCTGTTCCCCGGCAAAAAGTCGGGCGGCAGCGATAACCGCGAACTCTACCTCGACCTTTACGGCGGGGAGGTTCTGAACCAATACCAAACCTCGACCATCATGCGTCCCCTTCAGTCGATGTTCTCGCTGGCTGGCGGCAAGTCGCTGCGCCTGCCGTTCATCGGTCAGGCTGACGCGAGCTACCACGTCCCCGGCACCGAACTGACCGGTGGCCAAGTCGCTGGTGACGAGATCGTCCTGACCCCGGACGACCAACTGATTTCCGACCTGTTCCTGTCGGACATCGACGAAATCCTGGCTCAGTTCGACGCCCGTTCGAACTACGCCGCTGAGCAAGGCCGCGCCCTGGCTCGCAAGTTCGACGCCGCATCCTTCCGCATGCTGCTGAAGGCCTGCCGCGACGCCGGTAAGCTGGGCCAAGGCGGTGGATCGGTCACCGAAGCCGACGCCGACACCGACGCCAACAAGCTGTTCGAGACCTTCAAGTCCGCTATCGCCGTCATGGATGGCAAGGACGTGGATGTCGAGACGCAGGAAATCTACGGCGTCGTCACCAAGACCAACTGGTATGCCCTGCAAGGCTGCGAGAAGCTGCGCAACCGTGACTACAATCCGGCTGCCAACGTCGCCGCCAAGCCCGGCACGCTGAACATCGACGGCGTCATCGTTCACAAGACGAGCCTCGCCCCGTTCGGTGTCAACGACACCACGCACCCGCAGACGATCTACCGCGTCAACGGCACCGGCACTGTCGGTATGGTTTGGACGAAGAAGGCCATCGCGACCGCTGAGGTCAAGGCCGTCTGGACCGACGTTGACGAGCAAAAGTCGAAGCGCGGTGCGCTTCTGATGGCTGGCTACATGTCGGGCACTCGCGTGTTCCGCGCGACCGACGCAGTCGAAATCAAGAAGGCCTAAGCCCTAACAGGCTCTCTCACAGGAGGCCCCGATCAGCACCCGCTGGTCGGGGTCTTTTTTTCATCCCTCACTCCATGGAGGTGCGCCGATGCAGGCTGCGCTCACGGAGCTTGAGGCCGTCAACGACATCTTGCTGACCACTGGCTACGCCCCGATGAACTCGTTCGAGGAGGCGGCCTACGATCAGACGATTGCGCGCTCCGAACTGGCCAAGGCCGTTCGTGAAGTTTGCGCCCACGGTTTCAGCTTCAACACCGACGAGGACTACGTCCTCTCCCCAGACGCCGATGACGGCGTCATCATCATCCCGGAAGGCGCGCTCAGCGTGGACCCTTCCGACCGGCGCCAAAACCTAGTTCAGCGCAAGCATCCGACACGCGGCTTCTGCCTGTGGGACAAGGCCAACCTGACCTGGACCATGGCCGAAGCGGTCAAGGTCAACGTGACGTGGTCGTTCTCCTACGACGAACTCCCGCAGATCGCCCGCAACTTCGCCATGCACAGTGCGGGCAATCGCTTCCAGACCCGCATGCTCGGCGACGGAACGCTGAACCGCTTCACCTCCGAAGATGTCCAACGCGCTTGGACCGTCCTGCTCCGCGACGACGCTCGCACCGCAGATCGCAACATCTTCGAGCACTCCCCTGAATTGGCCGCGAAAACCAACCGCCGCCGTCGTGGATGGAGGGCCGGGATGTGAGCAACTATGCGCGCCCGATCCCCAGCCTTCACGGCGGGGTATCCCAACAGTCCGCGCTGGTCCGCTCCCCCGAACAACTCGAAAGCCAGACCAACGCGTGGTCGTCACTTGCTGACGGCCTGACCAAGCGAGCCCCGACCGAACACGTCGCCCGGCTCTTCGCCGCCGCACCGGCAAACGCCCACATCCATAAGATCAACCGCGATGGCCAGGAGCGTTATCTCGTCATCACGGCAAACGGCACCTTCCGCATCTTCGACCTTGCGACCGGCGAAGAACAGGAGTTCGAAGAGATCGGCAACAGCCTGTCATACCTCGCGGGAGTGACCGATTACCGAAGCGAGATCAGCCTCGCGACGATGGCCGACTACACCTTCGTCACGAACCGCAACACCGTCTGCGAACTCGGCGCCGTTGGCGATGATCTGAACGCCCAGGCCAACTATTTCATCCACCTGAACAAGGCGATGGGATTGGACGAGAACGGCGAGCCCTTCGCGCCCGGCACCGCCTACCAGTATCCGCCGAACCCGACCACGGCATCGAACATATCCGGCACCTATCAGAGCCTAGTGGCTTTGGAGAAAGCCGTTCCGACCCCTGCTGAGGGCTCGGTCTACAAAATCCAAGGCGACGAGACCTCCGACTTCACCTCCTACTATGTCCGCCGCAGCGGCGGCGTATGGGACGAAAAGTGCGTGAAGCCCGGCCTGATCAATGCGATCAAGGCCGAGACCATGCCGCATGCCCTCGTGCGTGGGGCCGATGGCGTCTTCCGCTTCGCGCCCTTCTCATGGGCGCCCCGAACCTGCGGCGACACCGAAACGAATGCCAACCCTGGCTTCATCGGTCGGACGATCCGCAAGGTCGTTCGCTACCAGAACCGCCTGTCCTTCCTCTACGACGAGAACGTCATCCTCTCGGGGGCGTCGGACTTCGGAAACTTCTGGCGCATGTCGCAACTCGATTACCTCGACAGCGACGTGGTCGATCTGGGCGTCGCCTCAACCGGCGTCTGCACCCTCAAGGATGCGGTCGAAGGCAATGATGGGATGATCCTGACGAGTGATCAGAACCAGTTCAGCCTATCTCAGGGCGAACTCGGTCTGACGGCGATGTCGTTCGCGATCCGCCCCACCACGAACTACGTCGTGAACACCCGTGCTGGCCTGACTCCATTGGGCTCAGAGGTCTACTTTGCCGTCGAGAACAACGGCTGGGCCAACATCCGCGAGTATACCCGCCTGTCTGGCGTTGATGCGAACACCGCTGCTGACATCACGGCCCACGTCCCCCGCTACATCCCGGCTGGCGTTCATAGCGTGATCGCCGCCGACGAGTTGAACGCCCTGTTCGTTTTGACTGAGGGAGCCCCGAACAAAGCCTTCGTCTATCAGTTCTACTGGTCGAGCCCGGACGAGAAAGCCCAAGCCGCTTGGCATGAATGGGACTTCGGCGCGGGATCGGAGATCGTGTCGGGCGCCTATCTGGGCGGATACCTCAACCTCTGCATCAAGCGCGGTGGATCGCTCTTCTTGGAGCGGATGGACGTTCGCTCGGGAGCCCGCCCTGAATCGTCTCAGCTTCAGGTCTTCTTGGACCGGCGTGATGAAGCGAACGGCACCTACGTCACCGCCACAAACCGGACTGAGATCGAACTCGCCTATGCGCCGGTTCAGTCGCGCTTCCGGCTCGTGCGCAGCGATGCGTTCGGCGGCCAGCGTCACACCCTCGTCGATCCGACCACCTATCAGTGGATCAGCCCGACCAAGGTCAGCGTTCCTGGCGCCGTGGTCTCTGGCCCTCTCCTTCACGGCGAGGCCTACGAGATGTCGTTTCAGTTCTCGACGCAGTTCATGCAGAACGCGAAGGGCGAGGCCATTCAAACTGGTCACCTCATCCTGCGTAGCTGGACGATGTCGTTCTCCGACACGGCCTACTTTAAGACGCTCGTCAGCCCCTATGGCGGCGACCCCATCATCGGAGAGATCGTCCCGGCTGGGCTCTCGCAGTTCACCGGTCGGACACTAGGCGCAGCCAGCTTCATCCTGAACAGCCCCTCGCTTCAGACGGGGAGCTTCCGCTTCATGGTGGGCGGCAAGAACACCTTGGCCACGGTCAAGATCGCCAACGACACCCACGCCGCATCGACGTTCGTCGCCGCGTCTTGGGAAGGATTCTACAACGGACACTCAAGAGTCTGACCGCTTTCGGGCGGTCAGCATCCCCTGCACATGATCACATTCCACGACCTGGGCGAGGCTTCTGGCGAACAGTCTTTTGACTGGCTCGAATTCATCGCCGCCAACATGCGCCCCGGCGATCTCGCCGAAATCCGGGCGACCAATCCCCTGCCCGGCATCGGGCCACCGGACCCTCTCACCATACTAGTGATGTCGGTCCAGCTATCGACCTTCGCCTGGGTGATCTGTGACGACGACGAGCCGATCTGTGTCTTTGGCGCAGGGCCGTCAACCGCGTCTGAGGGATGCATCTGGATGCTCGGGACGCCCGGTATGCACCGTCGCCACGCCGCTTTCGCCATCGCGCGAGCAACCCCTCAATACGTCACCTTCCTGCACGAGCGGTGGAGCCGTCTGGCCAACCATGTCGATGCACGAAATCACGTCAGCATCCGCTGGCTCCTGAGCAATGGGTTCACGATCGAAGATGTCGATCTGACCCACGGTCGCGAAAAGCGGCCCTTCTATCTTTTCTCCAGCACAAGGGAGGGACCATCGCATCTGTGACCCCGTAACCGCCATGGTGACGCTCGCCGTAGTCGGCACCGCCACCTCGACTATCTCCGAAATCCAATCTGCGAAGCAGCAGACCAAAGCGATCAACAATCAGCTTGCCGTGCAGCAGGGCGAAATCCGCACCGCCGAGATCGCGGAGATCAACGATCGCCAGCGCGATGCGCGCCGCGAACAGTCCCGTATCAAGGTCGCCGCAGGCCAAGCCGGACTAAATATTGGCGGGTCAGTTCAGGCCCTTCTGAATGACTCCGCAATGCAAAACAGCTTGGCGCGCGAGCGCATCCGCACGAACACCGACATCCAACAGAACGCCGCCCTGGCCGACGCCAACGGCATGCACGCCCGCAACACCAGACCGACCCTCCTGGGGGCTGGCCTGAAGATCGGTCTATCCGGAGCCAACGCCTATTACGGCGGCAAGTCGCTTCAGATTCAGAAGACCAACGCAGGGAAAGGACCGCGCTAATGGCTGATCGGAACCTCTCGAACATCAATCAACGTCGCAACACCCAAGAACGGATCACGACCAATCGTGACGCCGTCTTGCCGACCCGCCGCGAAACTCGCACGGATGGTGTCCGCGTCGCCGCCGACATGCGCGCCGCACAGCGTGGCAAGGAGCAGGCAGAAGAAATCCGCCGTCTCTTCGGCATGGCCGGTGATGCGACCGAAGCTTACCTTCGCCACGACATCGCTCAGACCGCAGAGCAGGCTGAAGAGGATTACACCAGCGGTATCGCTGACGCCTCAGCCGGACGCGAGATCAATCCGGAGCAGGCCCGTCAGTATGCCTACCGTCGCGGCTTCACCTCCATCACCGCCGCCGCAGCGCAGACCGCGTTCGAGCGTGAGACGGCCCAGGAAGCCGACGCCATGATCAACCGTGGCGCCACGATGGACGAGATCGAAGGCTACTACGGCGAGCGCAATGCTGAGTTCGTAGCCTCGACCCTCGACACCTATGACACGGACGAAGTTCGGGTTCAGGTGGCCGACCGTCTGTCGCGCTGGTCGAACGCCGAAGACAATCGGATCGGCACCGCCGTCAAAGAGAAGACCGACAAGGAATATCTCGACCTGACGACCGGCGAGATACAGGCCCGGATCAGCCGTGGGGAAACCATCGACGTAGGGTCAGAGGTTGAGGCCTTGGCCCAGGCCGGTCTGAACCCGACCGTGGCGCAGGACGCTATCGTGAAGAGCATTGCAGCCCATGCGATGCAGACGGGTGACTTGTCAGCCGTATATGGCGCGCTAGACGCTCGCTCCGCCGAAGATGTTGCCGCCGAAGTTGATGAAGCGCGCGCGGCTGAACTAAACGGCCCGGCCATCGAAGGGCAGCCCTTGCCCCCGGTCACCCCGGCCAAGCCCGAACCGGTCAGCGTGCCTGCCGAAACTTACAAGTCGCCACTGGCTGGCGGTCGTCGAACGTCTGGTTATGGCCGTCGTCGCGCCCCCATTCCGGGCGCCAGCACCAATCACATGGCCGTCGATATCGCCGTGCCGGTCGGCACCGAAGTTGGCGCCACCGCATCGGGCGTCGTCGAGTTCGCTGGCACTCGCGGAAATGCGGGCAAGATGATGATCATCCGTCACGCGGACGGGTCCAGCACCGAGTTCATGCACCTGTCTGGCTTCAAGGCCGAGCAGGGCGCCACGGTTAGCCAGGGCCAGATCGTCGCCCTGAGCGGGAACACCGGCAATAGCTCTGGCGCACATCTCCATTGGGCGGTGAAGGATGCGCGGGGTAACCCGATCAATCCGGATCAGCACATCGGAAAGCAGATCGCCGGAACTTCCACGCCAACGGATGTAGCCGCTGATGATGGCGCGGCAGCAGGCCAAACGGATAAGGCCGCAGAGCGACGTGCTCGCCGTGCAGGCCGTTCGATCCTGACGAGCGAACAGCAAGTCTATCTGACCGGCGTCATCGAACAGGTGGAGTCGGATAACGAGAGGACGACTGAAAAGGCCCGTCAGGACAAGCGCGATGCACTGGCGACCGAACTCTATGACGCTAGCCTGAGCGGCAAGAACGTCGATGATCGGATCACCGCAGCAATGCGGGATGGAACGCTGAACGCGTCGGAGGCGATGTCGTATCGGAACGCCTTCACGAGCCTGCGCAACGATCAACTCGAAGGCGAGGCCGACGAAGATGTCGTGCTGAAATACGCCGAACGCTTCGCGACCGAACGCCCAAACTGGTCGTCGATCTCGGCTCAAGCCGACCGCGATTATCAGGCAGGCCGCTTTGGGCCAGGACGCGCCGGAACCAGAGCCTACCTCGAAATCAAACAGCGGGCCGCCAACGGAAGCCGTGGCGACAACTCGATCCCACCGGAAGAGCGTCGCACCGCCACTATAGCCCGTGGATACGTGGCGTCGTCGCTTGGCGGCATGTTCCCGGCAGGTGTTGAGCCCAGCCCCACACAGCGTCGTCTCATGGCGGACGCCCAGATCGACTGGGAACGTCGTGTCGCTGCGGGGGAAAGCCCTATGGGCGCCGCTGACACCGTCTATGCCGACTACCAACCCCGCATCCGAAACGCTGGCCGATCTACGCCTGCGCCGGGAGCCGCAGGTTCGGGCAACAGCCGCCAACCTGGACAAACCCAAACTACCACGACGCCCCGCCGCATCACCTATGACGCGCGTGGCAACGTGACAGGAGATTGATGAGCAATGAGATTCACGTCGGCCCCGATGGGACCGAGTTCGAGTTTCCACAGGGAACCCCGCCGCATGTCATTTCGGCGGCAATCGCCCGCCATTATGGCAACCAGCCTGAAGCGCAACGCGACCGGTTGAACGCCACGACATCCCTCACAGCCCCACGCCACCGCAGCGCGGGGGAACGGTGGGCGGATGTGTGGTCCCAGACCGTCAACACGTCGTGGATCGGAGAAGGCTGGCGAGCTGGCTTCAACGACGCCGCTGAATATCAGGCTGCGGGACGCGCCCGCAAATCTGGCGATCCCCTCCCAGAGGCGGATGGCTTCGCGTTGAATCCTTCCCGCCTTGTGGCCCGTTTGGTCGCGGGCGGTATGATGGGCTTCGACGCCGTCGCCGATCGCGACACCCTGTCGAACCTGTCGAGTGAGATGATCAATGACGAGCGCGCCCGTAGGGCAGAGTTCGCCAGAGAATCGTCTGAAGACCCGTTCTGGGAAGCTGAAGGCGGCGTCGCTGGAAAAGCCCTGCACGGCGCCGCAGCCCTGACCGCTACCCTTGTGGGGGCCGCAACCGATCCGACATCCTACATCACAGGTGGTTCTACGATCTGGGGCAAGATGGTTGTTCAGGCCGCCGTCGCTGGCGGCGTGGATGTCTTGGCTCAGACAGATGCGCTTGGCCTGACCCAGGACGAATTCCAAATCGAGCGGACGCTGCTGTCGGCTGGTGCGGGCGCGGCCTTCACTGGCGCATTCGAAGGCGCCGCCAAACTGATCCGCAAACCGGGTGCCCGGCCACCCTCGAACGACACCATCGCTCAGGCGATGCGCGAAGACCTCGACGCGGCAGACGCTGTGACCCGTCCGCTCCTGACAACGGACGACATCAAGACCACGCCTCTGCCTGAAGGCTTGCCGCTCAAAGATGTGACGCCGCCGAAGGACGCCAGCGTCCCCGCGCGCGTGGATAGCGACGCACGAGCCAATGGCCCGGAAGTGAAATCGGCTGAGGATGTGAAGGCGGAAGCCGGAGCCAAGGCCGACGAGCCCGATGCTGATCCGTGGAATGGCGTCGATTGGGACAAGGTCGGAACGACCAACCGGGGCAAAGCCGCCATGGCACACCTCGACCGACTGAAGACCTTCATCAAGAAAGATCAGATCGACACCTTCGTTCGCTGGCTCGGCAGAGAGTCGGTCGATATTGGCGACGATGCCAGCCACTGGAACCGAGATGTCTTCGACTTCGACGCGCTGAAGAATGACCCGGACAAGTTCGAGGAAGTGACCAACGTCATGGCGGACATCTTCCGCCCGCTCTACGACGCAGCCGGTCGCGAAAAGAAGACCTGGGACGACACGATTGCGCGTCAGACCATGTTCGGGATCACCCTCTCCGACGCCATCAAGGCTCACTCGGACCTGACTGGCGAAGGCGGGGCGGCGGCGAAAATCCACGCGCTCGAAACCATTGCGATCCAGCAGACCGACGAACTCATCGGGGCCATCGGAAAACTGGAAGCAGAGATCGGCCAGGGCGTGAAGAACACCGCCACCATCGAGGCCGTGGCCGCGCAGCTTCAGGCAGCGTCTCTTCTCGACAGCATGGCAGGCGGAGCTAAGTCGGAGATCGGTCGCGCCCTCAACATCATGAAGGCGCAGAAGAAGCGCGCCCGCATGGTCAATGACATCCAAGAGTCATGGCGTGCGATGCAAGATTCGTTCGGCACCGCCGACCTCTCTGACGAAGCCCTGGCAGCAGCCCTCAAACGCATGCGCGAGGCTTATGGTGAAGGCGGAGCAGCGAAGGTCCGCGACGAACTCCGCACGATCCGCAAGCTGGGTCTGCGGGATTACCTCTCGACCTACATCGTCACCGGCTACCTCAGCAATCCGGCGACCGCCGTGCGTAACGCCATCGGCTCAGTGCTGCATGCGACGATGACTGTCGGCGAACGCTACGTCGCGGCTGGGGTGACCTCGCCGATCCGTCGCGCCGTTCTTGGCAAGCGAACCTCGGCGGAAGCTGTGACCTTCCGCGAAGCCAACGCCTACGTTCAGGGTGTCCACCAGAACTTCATGGATGCGTCGCGCATGGCATGGCAGGCGTTCAAGGACGCCAAGCCAATCACGGACGCTGCGACTTCTATCGGTGACACGGCACGGATCATGCCGTTCGAGTTCAACGCAGCCCGGCGTGCAAACTGGCGCAAGCAAGGCGTTCTCGCGATCCCGGACATGGCCGGAACTGCATTGTTCGGGAGCCTCCGCACCTTGGGCGTTCGCCCGTCGCTGGCGATGGACGAGTTCACCAAGGTCATGGGGCGCGGAATGCAGCTTAATGCGCTGGCAGTCCGCGAAGCCGCCTACCGTTCAGCCCGCCTGACCGGCAAGGACAAAGAGCGGGCCTTCTCGCGGACGCTGGACGCTGTGAAGAACCGCCCGACCGCTGAAGCCCTCGCCCGCGCGCAGCAAGCGTTCGACGAGATCGGCGAGGAGTGGAACTTCGCCAAGAACTACATGGGTGATGACCGCCTGGAATCCGCAGCCGACACGCTGGCGGCGGTGAACCTGCAAGAGATGGCGAATGACTACGCCCGGCTTCTTGCCTTCCAGAAGACTGGCCCCACCGTGGAAGCCTTCGAACGCGCCCTCAACCGGATGCGTTTCATCAAGGCCCTGTATGTCCCGTTCTTCCGCACCCCGATCAACCTCGTTCGTGCGGGCATGGTGGATCGCAATCCCGCGCTGGCCTGGATCACGAAAGAAAACCAAGGCGCGTTCAAGGACTATTTCCGCGTCATGTCGGAGCAGGAAGCTGCACTGACGCGAGGCGGCGCCGAAGGCGACATGGTCATGGCCCGCATGGCGACCGGCATCGGATTTATGTCGATGGCCTCTATCCTCTTCTGCAACGGCGATTTGGTCGGCAAGCGGAGCAAGGCAGAGGAGCAGGATGGCGTGAAGTCGTATTCGATCCGCATCGGCGGTCGCTGGTATGGCTACAACCAACTGTCCCCGCTGGCCGAAATGCTCGGCATGGTCTCGGACATGCACCAAGCATGGCGGGACAAGGACGCCAGCGATGAAGCCCTGACGGCTATGGCCGGTGGCGTTCTGTCGGCGATCACCAACAACATCGTCAACAAGGCCGCGCTGCAAGGCGTGGGCGACTTCTTCGACATGATGGACCCGGCCTTCGCCAAGACGGATGAAAGCCGAGGCCAAGCCGCAGCGAAGGCTGGTTTCAAGAAGCTGGGTGACTCGCTGGTCCCGGCCATTGTTCGCAACATCGCGTGGGAACAAGACCCGGTCATGCGTCAGGCCAACGGCCTGCTCGAAGCCTCCATGGTCAACCTGCCCGGCATGTCGGAATCCGTCGCGGAGCGTCGTGATTGGCTCGGCGACGTGATCGTCCGCCCGGACAATCCGCTGGGCCTGTTGCAGCCTATGCGGGTCAGCCAAGTGACGGACGACATCGTCCGCCGTGAGGTCTCCGTTCTGGCTGAGAACGACCCCGATCTGTTGCTCGCGGCCAACCCGCCTGCCCGGTTCAATGGCCAGAAAATCACGCCGCGCGAGGCCGCTCGCATGCTTGAGATTCAGGGCCAGGAATACCGGAGTCCGGCCAACGGCTTGAACATGCACGAGGCCCTAACTGAACTGGTGAAGTCCGCCGAGTTCGAAGAGATGGCCGACCCGCAGCGCGCGTTTGAAATCAAGCGCGTTGTGTCCAGCTACCGCAAACAGGCGACCGCCATGATCAAACGGGGTGACTATCCCGAACTGATCGAGATGGTGAACCGCACCGGCTCCGCCCAAGCGGTAGAGTTCGGCGAAGAGCGAGGCCTTGAGATGTTCCAAGTCGAAAGTCGCGCTCGCTCTTACGGCGTCACGCCCGAAGCCCTCAACACCCTGATGGGCGACTAACCACCCCTACCCCCTGCGGCTGATGGGCCCGGCTAACGCCGGGCCTGTCGGCGTCTGCGAAAGGAGCCTCTGAGCTACAACACCCGTGTTCAATATCTGGTCGAAGAGGGCCAGCGCGAGTTCGATCTCGCCGTCAACTACCTCGACCGGAACGACATCCAAGTCAGCGTGAATGGTCTGCGGATCGGTCAGCACCTTCTGACCTGGGTCAACGATTCCCGCGTCCGGCTCCCCAGCCAACCAGCGAAAAACAGCGTCGTGGAGATCAGGCGCGTTACGCCGATCGAACAGGCCGCCGTCCAATTTCACAACGGGTCAAACCTGACTCAGGAGGAACTGAACAAGGCAGTCGCCCAACTTCTCTTCCACAATCAGGAGACAGAAGACTCCGTCACCGGAGCCATCGACAGAGCGCGCATCCGTCTTGGTGATCAGCTTGGCGTGGTCACCACACCCGAAGCCATTATGGACGAACTCGTCCGGATCAGTGATCTGGGCGAAGACCTTCTGAACCGCTTCCGTGTTGCGGTAGCTGGGGTCGATCTGAACGCTGCTGAGATCATTCAGCAAGCCCTCCAACTATCTAACTTCGAGAACAACATCGGCGTGGTCAACTCGACCATCGATGGCGTCGGCACTCGCACTGCCGCCCTCGAAAGTCAGGTCGATAGTATCCAGGGCGTCGTGGACGGCCTGCTTGGCGTGGGCGACGGCCAGGGCATCGCGACCGTCATCGCTGAAGAGCGGACGCAACGGATCGATGGCGACAACGCCATCGTTCAGACCGTCGATCTTATCGGTGCGAAGAACGGCTCGAACACCGGCTTCATCGTCAATCAGAACACGCTGCGCCTGAGCCCGACCGAGACCATTGGTCAGCGGTTCAACGCCATCAATGCAGCAGCCGGTGATAGCCTTTCCCGGATCATCGCCGAAGAGACGGCCAGGGCGACGGCGGTCGCCGCCGAAGCCGGTCGCATCAACACTCTGATCACCCGCGTCGGCGCCGCTGAATCGAGCATCACTTCAGAAGCCACGGCCCGAACCACTGCGGATACGGCCTTCGCCCAGACGCTCGGACTCCTTGGGTCCAAGACCGCGAACGGCACAGCCTTCGTTCTCGATCAGGCGAAGACCATGGTCAGCCCGACCGAGACGCTGGGGCAGAAGTTCACAGCGATCCTGTCTCAGGCGGCGAACGGCACCCAAGCCCAAGTTGCAGCCGAAACTACGGCACGCACGACGGCCATAGCCGCTGAAGCCTCGGCTCGTCAGGCGTTGGCGACACAGGTCGCGGCGAACCTGTCCTCCGCCATCAGCACCGAACAGACGGCTCGCACGACTGCGATCTCTGCGGAGACGCTAGCACGCCAGCAATTGGCGGCGGTCGTCGGACAGAACACAGCGGCGATCCAGAACGAAGCTTCGGCTCGGTCCACTGCTGACCAGACGTTCGCACAGCAGTTCTCGCTCCTGGGCGCGACCACTGCCGGTGGCTCCGCCTGGAACCTGAACATGAACACCGTCCAGATCGGCGGCGGCATATCCATGGCGACCCGCCTGTCCGGCATCGACACCCAGCTAGGCAACAACTCAGCGGCCATCGCCAACGAGATCACAGCCCGAACAGACGCGGTTAGCTCGGTCGCACAGAGCCTTCAGACGGTGAACTCCACGGTCGGCAACCTGTCGGCATCAGTCACGACCCTGTCGTCAGCGACCAACGGCCTGCTGTCCCGCTGGGGCGTCGCCCTGAACAACAACGGCCACATCATCGGCATCAGCCTGAACAACTCCGGCCCGGCTGCTGGCTCGCTCAACATGGTGGCCGACGAGTTCGCATTCGTTTCGCCCAACGGCGGGACGCCCGTGAAGATCGTCTCGATGAACGGGAGCAAGGTCCGCTTCAACACCAACGTCGAAATGGCCGGTGACCTCCTCGTCGAAGGCACGATCCACAACAGCAAGCTGACCCAGAACACCGTCACGAACGTAGAGGCGGCTTACAACGCAGGCGCCGTTGGCCTGAACAACTCCACGCCCACACGTATCCACGGCCTATGGATCGGCGTCGAGAAGCCCAACAGCCCGATCGACATCACCTTCAACACGTGGGCGACCTTCACCCACAATGCTGGCGGGTCGTTCGTGGCGACCGTTCAGCTAGTGCGCAGTCGTGGAAACGATGGCGGCACCGTCATCTCGTCGTTCAACATCAACGGCTCGGGCATGGCGAACGACACCTGGCAGGGCGCAATCCCGGTCATGTATCTCGACCGTCCCAACGAGGCTGGCAACTGGCACTACTACGTCCAGATTTACTTCAACGTCGGCAACATGAGCACCCAGACCGTGACCGCCAGATATGGCAAGCTGATCGAGATGAAGAACAACACCGCCAGCATCGGCGGCGGCACCGGCTCTGGTGCAGGCGTCGGGTCCGGTGGTGGTAGCGGCGGCGGTGGCGGCGGCTTCGATCCGCCCGGTGGCGGTGGTGGCGGCGATGTGCCGATCTACCAGCCCGAGTTCTGAGGGGGCTTCAGCCCCAAACCCCTAAATACTGACATCTGACCAAGGAGCCCCATGGAGCCCAACACTTACGCCGTCGAGGCGGCGCACGAATAATGCCCGGGCTGTCACCAGCCCTGGCCCAACAACTTCAGACGACCATCACGGCGTGGAACGCCAACCAAGCACAGTTCGCGGACTGGCTTGGCGGTGTCGTCGAAGGTGGGCCGAACCACGATGGTCGGTATCCGCTGACCAATGCGCTCGGGGTGGAGACGTTGGTTTCCTGCCCCGCTGCCATCATCGACGCCGTCTCCGGTCCCGCAGCCCAGGCTGAGATCGCAAAGCTGGCCGCTGACGCCTCCGCAAGCGCATCGGCGTCCAGCGCAACTTCCGCCGACGCCTCGAAGGTGCTGGCAGAAGCAGCAAAGAACGCCGCAATCACCGCCCGCGTCCAGGCTCAGACCGCGCAATCGAACGCTGCCAATCACGAAGCCAACGCGCGTTATTGGGCCGAACTCGCACAGGGCCACGGCGCCGACGTGGAAGCGGCTGTAGAGACGATTACGGAACTCGCTCAGCAGACGGCGGCAGACGCAGTGACCGCAGAAGCCGCAGCCGGATCAGCAGCCGACTCAGCCGAGCTAGCTGCACATTTCGAGCCCAACAATTTCGACAAGAAATCGGACCCGATCGCGGCCAACCGCATCACCGGCACGATCTCGATCTCGAACCTTCCTGCTCTGCCGGGCGCCGACGCCTACTTCTCGACCGGTGGATTCGCAGACATCTCCGCAGCCGATCAGACGGCGATCAAGACGGGCGACTATGTCACCCTCTCGGATGGCCGACGCTGGCAATATCGTGGTGGGACGAAGACGGCTCAGGCGAGCTACGTCTACATTACTGACGACACTCCCGACTGGAACACGCTGGCGAACCTGCCGACGACCTTCCTCCCCTCTGCGCATAGCCACTCGCATACCGACATCAACGGCTTCAACTGGTCGAACCTGAACTCGAAACCGACGACGTTCACGCCGTCCGCCCATACACATGCCTGGGGCGACATCACCGGCATCCCTTCGACATTCACGCCATCGACCCACGCTCATGCGATGGCCGACATCACAGGCCTGACGGCTGCGCTGGACCTGAAGGCACCGAAGGCGAACGCGTCGTTCAGCACCGCGATCAGCGTCAACGGTCCAGTGGGCGCGCATAGCTTCGCAGCCAATCACAGCCTGTTCTACCCGGACGGCAATCATACCGTCATCAAGACCGGAGCGGCGGGGTCGGAAAAATACTGGCGGTTCGATGCGGACGGGACGCTCTATTCGCTCAACGGCAACATCTATTCGAACTTCAACATGCAGGCGATGGGTAGCCTGATCGTCGGCGCGTCCAATGGCGCAAACCGGGTCAACGTCGAGAAAGGCTGGCTCGAACTCCGCAACGACGGTTACGGCCCCTACGTCGATTTCTCTCTGGATGCCTCGACGGACTTCCACGCCCGTATCTCCGTTCCGAAATCGGACGGGCGCCTATGGCTCAGCCACGGCGGTGGCGGCAGCGTTATCGTCGGGCCGACTATCGAGGCCAACTCGAACAACGGCTCGCAAGCCGGGTCCATCATAACCCACGCCGGTGGCGAACAGGTCATGGCGAAGCAACTCACTTTCCCGTCGATCGCGAACCCCCAAGACAGCGGCGCGGGAGCGATGCTGGAAGTTCGCGGAGACGGCGCGGCCGGAACGGGCGCGTGGATGAAGTTCCACCGCCCCGGTCAATACGGCACCTACTTCGGCATGTTCGGCGACGGCGAGTTTGGCTACGGCGGCTGGTCAGCGGGCGGCACTATTCGCAAATTCTGGACCGAGAAAAACTTCGATCCGTTGACCCGGATGGAGCGATACAACGACGGCTGGGTTCAGACCCGCGACGCAAACGACCGCTTCTATTTCGCCAGCAATGGCCGCTCCTACTACAAGTCGAAAGACGGGCACGAGTGGCGAAACGGGACAGACGCGAACATCGGGTCGATAGACAACGGGGGGAACCTGAGAGTCCCCGGCGTCGTCGAATGTGGTGACAGGGTTCAGCTTCGAGGAACCAACCCCACCATCGTCTTGCGCGACACCGACCATCGCTCGGCGATGATCCACGTCAACGCCAACAAGTTCTACGTCTTGAGGGGTGCGGGAACGGACAACGATGGCTGGGCGAGCACGGGCGGCGGCTGGCCTCTAGAGATCGATCTAGAGAACAATAACGCGACCTTCGGGGCCAACATCTACACCGGCATCGACCAGTGGTTCCGGGTGCGCGGCACCAACAACGGCATCTATTGGGAAAGCTGGGGCGGCGGCTGGTTCATGCAGGATTCGTCCTGGATGCGCGCCTACAACGACAAGAACATCGTCACAGGCGGTCAGGTGCAGATGGGGTCGTTCACGGTCACCTCTGACCGTCGCCTGAAGACCGACATCGTTCCGATCCCGCTGGCTCAGGCCTCACAGATCATCGACGACACCAACGTCTACGAGTTCACGAAGAACGGCAAACGCATGTTCGGGATGATCGCTCAAGAGGCCCAAGAGGTCGCACCGATCCTCGTCAGCGAGGGCGCCGATCTGCACGAAGACGGCGACGCGATCCTGTCGCTGGATCAGACCGGCTACATCCCCGTGATGATCGCCGAACTGCGCTCGCTTCGCCAGCGTGTCGCCCTGCTCGAAGGGACGATCCATTGACCATCCCAACAAGCGGACAGTTCACCTCTGAACAGGTGCGGGCGGAATGGGGCTTCAGCCTCCCGATGACCTCTACCCAGGTGTCGTCGGCGGCAGGCCTGAACACGCCGTGGTCGTCCGATCAACTGCGGGGCAAGTCGGCCCGAACCGTCACCATCGGAACCGCCTATCGTTTCATCGGCCAGGGTGGTCGGTTGGGCTTCGGCTACGATCAGATCACGTTCCGCATCATCACCAGTGATGGGTCCGTGCCTTCAAGCTACGCATGGAGTGGCGCAGTCGGCGGCACGGCGGCGACGACGATCTTCGTTGGACCGAGCTACAGCCAAGACGGCTTCACCTTCCAGAACGGCGATACCGCGTATTGCACCGTCGTCATCAACGGCCAGTCTTATTCCCGCGAAGTCTACTTCACCTACACCGCAGGCGACGCGGCCTAACCCACCCACAACCAAAGGAAATATGCCTCACACCACCAACCAACCTCCCCGCGAAACCAGCGATACAAATCTTGTCCTCATCCTGGGCGAGATCAAAGGCCAACTCACCCAACTGACAGCCGTCATCGGGTCTCTTCAGGGCGAACAGCGCGCGCTCGAATCCCGCGTCCGAACCCTCGAACACATGTGGGCGAAACTCCTGGGAGCCGCCGCAGCAGCAGGCGCCCTGGCCGGGTTCATCATTGACGTGATGCTCAAATGAGAGCGACCGACTCCCTTCTGGATCAGCTTCATTCGCTTCAAGCTGAAGTGCTGATCGACCAACTCGAACGGGCGATCGCGATCTCCACGGCGCACCCAGACGATCCCGACAAGGCGATCTCCCCTGCCCTCCTGTCGGCGGTGACGCGCTTCCTCGTGTCGAACAACATCACGGCCCCAACCTCGTCGCCGCGCGTCGAAAGCCTGTCGGCCAAACTCGCGGACATCGGCGTCAATCTGGACGACGAAGTCTTGGGCGGATCGCACCGCCACTAACCCCCCACTGCATGTGAGCCCCGGCGTGTCCGGGCCTCCACATGCCTCCCCCTGATTGGAACAATCCTACTCGGACCTCCTCCGGTCCAACTTCAGACTCTTCATCCGCCACGTCTGGACGCACGTCCTTCAGCTACCCCCGCCGACCAAGGTTCAGGACGACATCGCCCGGTTCCTGGAAACCGGTCCGGACTTGCGGGCGATCCAAGGCTATCGCGGCGTCGGCAAGTCCTTCCTCACGTGCGCCTACGTCGTCTGGTGTCTCTGGAACGATCCTCAGCACCGCATCCTGATCGTTTCGGCGACGGCGACTGCGGCTGAGAAGAACGCCAATCTGATCCGCCAGATCATCTACCACGACAGTGGTAACGGTCTCTGGGATCACCTTCACACGCGCGAGGGCCAGCGCGGCTCGATCAAGGCGTTCGATGTCGGTCCAGCAAAGACCGACCGTCAGCCGTCCGTGTCCTGCGTCGGCATCGGCGGCCAGCTTCCGAACAACCGCGCGACCCTCCTGATCGCGGATGACGTGGAAATTCCTGGCAACTCCGGCACCGAAACGATGCGGGAAAAGCTGCGCGAGTCCTGCTCCGAGTTCACCAAAATCCTGAAGCCAGAAATGGGAAACCAGATCATCTACCTGGGGACGCCGCAGTCTCAGGATTCGATCTACGCCGACCTCCCACAGAAGGGCTATCGGGTCCGCATCTGGACGGCCCGCTATCCGCTTAAGTCCAAGCTGGCCAACTACGGCGACACGCTGGCCCCGATGCTGGTGGCGGAGATCGACGCTGATCCCAGCCTGTGTCAGCCGACCGCTTCCCAGCTAGGCGGCGCGCCAACTGACCCGCAACGCTTCGACGATCGTGCTCTCCGCGTATCGGAAATGGATGCGACCACGGGTTCGTGGACGCTCCACTACATGCTGGACACCCAGCTATCTGACGCACAGCGGTATCCGCTGAAGACCCGTGACCTAATCGTCATGGACATCGATCCGAAACGGGCGCCGGTCGCGCTCTCCTACGGGTCAAGCGATGAACAGGAACTCGACTTCGTCAGTCCGGGTTTCACTGGCGACCGCTTCTACGGGCCGATCCAAAAGAGCATCAGCGAGCATTGGGCCGACTACACCGGCTCCGTCCTGCACATTGACCCGTCCGGTTCTGGCTCCGACGAAACCGGCTACGTCGTCACCAAGTATCTCGAAGGCCGCATCTACATCCGTGCCTGGGGCGGTTTCCGCGACGGCATGGCGGAGGAAACCCTCGACGCGCTGGCTGACTTGGCCAAGGCCGAAGAGGTCCGCGAGATCGCCATCGAAAAGAACTTCGGCAACGGCATCTACGCCAAGCTCTTGCAGCCGGTCCTACACAGACGCTTCACCAACAAGTGGCGGTGCGGAATCTCCGAATACAATGTGAGTGGCCAGAAGGAACTGCGGATCATCGGCGCGCTAGAGCCGACCCTGAAGCAGCACCGTCTGGTGATATCGAAGGACGTGATCCAGAATCAACTCGGCCAGGGCGACTACAACGGCCTGTATCAGATGTGCCGGATGACCAGCGCACGCGGCGCCGTGAAGCACGACGACCGCATCGACGTGCTGGCGCAGGCCGTCGATCACTGGAAGGCTTTCATGAACGCTGACATCTTGAAGTCTGAAGCCAACGCCCAGGCGAAGGCGGTGCGTGAGTTCGAGAAGAAGTTCTTCTCCAACACGCCCTTGGCACGGATGTTCGACAACCGTCCGAAGAGGGGTCAGGGACGGCGGGTGCGCTAGGCCGGACAAAATATAAAATGTTTTACGTTTCGAGCGGACCAGAAACGAAAGTCTGAGCCCGATCTATTTTCCTTGACATTTCAACTACTTATGGCATATTTATGCTAGAAGTCCCCCGAAACATGGAAGGAAACTCCTTGAACGCAGCCATCTTCGATCTGGAAAATGTCGTCATCCTCTCCGCCCGCTTGGCCAACGACAACCCGGCGCCGATCGTCGAAATCCGGAACGGAGACTGCATCGACCTGATGCTGGAAATGGACGCGGATTCGGTAGACCTGATCGTCACGTCGCCCCCCTATCCCGATCATGACATGGCCTACGGGGACGCCTACGGCGGGCTCAAGCAGTTCCAGGATTTCTCTCATGGGTGGATCGACCACGCCACGCGTGTCCTGAAACCGGGCGGCGCCCTTTGGATCAATGTCGGCTACTATCGCGCTGACAAATGGCTAAGGCGCGTCCCGATGACCTATTACCTCTTCCCGATTGGCGAACGGGTCGGCCTTCAGTTCATCCAGGAGGTTGTCTGGAACCCATCGTCGCGTCAGGCGACGAGTAAGTCTCGGTTCTCGATCAAGTCGGAACGCTGGATGTATTGGGTGAAGCCGGGTGGTGAGCGGACCTTCAATCTCGACGCCGTGAAAGACCCGCCGAAGTCGGGCGACAAACGGAACAACAAGGAATATTCGTTGCCGGTGGACGTGTGGACCTTCAACAAGATTCCCGGAAATTCGCACGAACGCACCGCGCACCCCTGCCCTTTCCCCGTCGCTATGATCGAGCGGATTGTCCTGGCGTGCTCGAACAGCGGTGACACCGTCATGGACCCGTTCGGCGGCCAGGGCACGACCGGCGTAGCCGCGCTCAAGCACGGTCGGTCTGCGATCCTGATCGAACAGTCGGCTGAGTATTGCGAGATCGCTAGGAAGCAGGTGGCTTAACCGGCGTGGCTGGCTCGGCCTGGGCGTGCTGCTTGGCTAACGCCTCGATCGTCGGCGCCATGACGACGCTGAAGCCGAGAACTACAACTAGGAAGACGGCCATCATGGCGACGATCAGGCCGTAACCGTGCGCCTCTATCTCCGTGTCCTTCGTTCGCATTCGGAACGAATGACGCGGGGTCGGGGCCAGCGGGGCGGGTTTGGATTTTCTGCTAAACATTGGACGGACCTGTTCATTGAAAAACTAGGTCTCATCCCTTCGGGCACTGACGCGGTTTTCGTGATTCGGGTCAATAGGCAGAGACTGCCTTCGAGGGGGACTTTGTCCACAGTCCTGGGGACGGACCGGAAAAACTCAAAGGTTTTCCGCGTCAACTTGGGACGGGTGCGCCCCGGATTCGCAAAGGATCAGCGTGGACAGATGGGCTAGCCGCCCCTCTGGGCGACTAGACTTCAACCCTGACGCCAGGGCCTGGGGCGTAGGCCGACATCGTCATTCGACCGCCGCACCCGACACGCGGACACTTCGCCGTCTTGCCCCACGGGCTCCAATCGCGGCCACGCTGGCGGATGATCCGATCGGCGTCCGCCGCGATCTCCAAGCGACACGCCCGGCAAGTCAGCGTCAGGCTCCAACTCCGCCGCTGCATCGCGTGGATGGTCGGCGCGTAGCCCTGCCAGTTCTCGCGGTTCCACATCCGGTAGCGAGCGTTGAAGCCCATTACCGTTCGCCCTTCGCCGCCCAGGCTTTCTCCGCCCTGGCTAAGGCCTGTCGATGCGCCGTCTCGTGACCGTCGTCCCAATGGGCCGGATTGAGCCTGATCCGTAGGATGGGGTCACTGGACCTGGATTGGCGACGCTGGATAGCTACGTCTTTGGCGTAGACGCCGCACTTGCTGCATCGGAACCGCAGCCGCTGGATGGCGTCGTCGGCCAGCCTAGCTCCAATCTTCCAGACGTTCGCTTCCTTGATCACGCGACAGCCCAGGCAGGAGAACGTGATGTAGACTTCGGAGTCGGCGACGAGGTCACGAGCCGTGACGTTGTAGTCTTTCCAGTCGGATTCAGGGCGGGCGCGCACGATGGGACTCGGTTTGGGACGCCACGACCCTTCGCCCCTATAACCGATTCCTACTCGGCAACGTTCCCGCTTTGTTCACGTTCCTGTGGATGGTGGGGCTACCCGACAATCATAGGCTCACTTGCGGCGGAACGGCCATTTCACGATAGCCAACCGTCTCGCCGGACGATTGACGGAGATGTGTCCCAACATCATGTAAGGTTCGGTAGCGTGACGGAAGTCACGATTGAGTTCTGTAAGCTTTGTCCGCGATTGCCAGTAAACTTCGAAGCCAGGAGCAGCGAGATCAGCTTCTTTCATCATGGCTTCGTGGAGCCGGGCTTGCTCGGCGAGATTAATCATTATTCTTTTCGCAGCGCGGCGCACGTCTGGTCCGAACAGGAAATGAATATCGTTAGCTCGCTTCGCTAGCTCTTGATGCTTTTCAATACCGGGAGAATCTCCGCTGAGCCATTTAAGCGGGTCATAAGATGTAGTCTCGCTAATCTCTTCCATCCGCGCCACCGCCGCGTCCTGGAAAGCGTTGCTTGCAGCCCATCGCCGGTCGAACAGATCAAGTGCGAGCTTGTCCTTGGCTACTCGCCACTGTCGCCAAGCAAATATTCCAACAACCACACCCGTTATAAGTGCGGCACTACCGGTTATAAGAGCCGCAATGACAGGCGCATTCGAGGAGCCCGTCGAGCCTATCTCGATCCAAGTCTGAGGGGACACAATCAGCCCGGTAAGCGGTGGCTGACATCCTCGGGATCATGAAGGGTAGTCCCCTCTAAAACCCAAGGCTTCTGGCCTGCGGGCCAATCGTTCTTCACGAGATGGTTGATGACCTGATCCCACGAAGTGAAGGTCCGGGAGATCGGCGGGGGCGACGCAGCCGTCCCCATCATTCGGAACTCCTCTCGGGTGGGCTGTGTCCCTTCAGGACGAAAGATCAGTTGCATCTTCTCGTTCTCCTAACGCCGCGTTGTGGTAGCGTATCGGCGACGCTTCCGACAACCGCTAGGGGACATCGTGAGAACGCTAGCACTGGTGGGCGCGGCCCTGATTGCATCCTGCTCGACGCAGAACGAAAATGTCTGCGCGCGCGTGCCGAACGTCGAGGAGGACATAGGTTCGCCGACAGAGATCGCCCAGAACATGCGCGATCCGATCTGGCTTGAACGTCGCGCAGCCAACTGCATCCACCGTTGGGGATACCGTCTCGCATCCTCAAAGGATGGCGGGGAGACAGTGGCCAAGGCGGTAATGCAAGCATGCGAGGGGGCCGTCACAAGCTACGTTGACGCCTACGCTGCACAGATGGCGGACGACTACCAAGGCCGATACGCCCCCGGCGTCGTCACACAGGAAGAGCGCGACAGCTTGTTCATCCAACGCAATCAAGAGAAATCCGCTCAGCTTGAGCGTGAGGCTCACTTCAGGGTCCAGCAAGGGCGCGCCGGGAAATGCCGCGCACCGGCCTAGCAGGGAATTCCCCGCCCTATTGAACAAGCTGCCTATCCAAGGCGGTTTCAAAATCCTGGCCGAAAATTTGTCAGGGTGAGTATACGTGGCGCGCGGGCTCATACCCCCCGTGGGGGGTCATGCCTGCCCGGACCATGAGGGGGCGCCCTCTCCGCACTAGGGTAAGAGGGCGATGCGCCGGGCTTCAGGAAGTGATGTCGCGACGTTGAGCCGTGCGCGTTTCTCCAAGCCATTGAAATCGCAAGAGAGCATTGCCACGATAACCGGCAATGCGGCCTGATCCAGCGTCAGGCCAGCGTCAGGCCAGCCTATGCGCGAGCCTGACCTAAACGCGCATGCGTGATCGTGCGACCGCATGACAGTCTATGATCCTGCCTTTTTGCATCAGCGCAAATGTTTGCTTGACATCACAAACGGCCCGGATTCTATTCGTTGCATCAACGCAACCTTTGGAGCCAAGCGATGAACGTCTCTCAAGCCTTCTCCCGCCTGATCAACCTCACTTCCGACGCGGTCGATCTCTCGGTCTGGATCAAGCCTAACACTGACCTCGACTCCAGCTTCACGGCCATCTGCGACGACACGGGCGAAACCCTCCGCGTCAACGGCTGGCTCTTCGTCGAGGCTGACTGATGCTTACCGCCCTCCTCCTCACCGTTGGCCTGCCTGCCGTTGGCGTCGCCGTCCTGATCCTCACGGATCGCCGCGCCTAATCCTTTGCATCAACGCAATCACCGGAACCGAACAATGACCATCGACATCTATCAGGACGTTACGGATCGCATCGTCGCCTTGCTGGAAAGAGGCGTGCGCCCATGGGCGCCGCAATGGGACGCAAAGGGCTCTTGCCCGGTCATCCCGACCCGATCGAACGGCGAGGCCTATCGCGGAATCAACATTGCCCTCTTGTGGGGAGCGGCTGAAGCGCGTGGCTTCACCTCGCAACAATGGATGACGTTCAATCAGGCGAAGGCTTTGGGCGGAGCCGTCCGCAAGGGCGCCAAGGCCGAACGCGTCGTATATTGGGGAACCTTCAAGGCGCCGGGCGATGACGGCGAAGAGGGCGAAGAGGGCAAAGCGAAGCTCTTTGCGAAGTATTATTCCGTATTCAACGTCTGCGAAATCGATGGCCTTCCGGCGTCCTATTACGAGGGGGGCGAACCGCTTCCGGAAATCGAGAGGATCGCTAACGCGGAAGCGTTCGTGAAAGGCGTCGGCGCCGATGTCCGCCACGGCGGAAACAAGGCATTCTTCAGCCCGTCCGGCGACTTCGTCCAAATGCCGCCCGCTGGAGCATTCAGTGAGATCGAAAATTACTATTCGACCTTGTCGCATGAACTGACGCATTGGACCGGCGCGAAGGCCCGGCTTGATCGCCAGTTTGGCAAGCGGTTCGGCGATAAGGCCTACGCGTTCGAGGAACTGATCGCCGAATTGGGCGCCGCGTTCGCCATGGCCCGGCTGGGGATCGCGTCGGAGCCTCGCGAGGATCACGCCAGCTATCTCGCTTGATGGCTGAAGGTTCTGAAACAGGATAAGCGGGCGATCTTCACCGCCGCGTCCAAAGCCCAAGCGGCCTGCGATCACCTGTTTGAACTAGCCTCTAGAACGCCCGTGGAAGCCCCTGTGAGGGCGGACGGCGTGATCTGCCTCCCTGACCTTTCGAAGCCTGTCAGCGGCCCGGATATCGCGCCCATGGCCGATGCTAAGCCGGTTCCTGTCGTGACCCTGACCACGTCTAGCGATGACGACGACACACCTCCGCCAGCGAGCCCGGCGCCCGTGTCAGGAAACTTCTCCGGTCGTATCGCGGCCTTTGCGCGAGGGCGGGTTAGCCGGTTTGCAGCGCGTCGGGTTCAGGCCCGGCGCAATGTGTCGCCGCCTGTGGCTGAGCCTGTGTCAGAGCCTGCCCGCCCCTTCCATCCGCGCCGTGATCCGAGCCTTTGCGAGTTCCTTTCGATCAAAGGCATCTGCGACGATGGCGGCGAGCTTCAGGCCCGTGATCTGGATCGCTGGCATCGCGAGGCGCCGTTCCGCCGTCGCCTCGTTCGCGCCGATGGGGTCAGCTTGGAAACCGCCGCGCGCATGGCATGGGAGGCCGGTTACTTTGAAGTGGCGCCACCGTCGTGGGATGGCCCGGACAACATGCACCCGGTCACCCCGGAAATGCTGATCACGGCCTTGGATCGGGAGCTTCGCGACGACTACGCCCATGTGTGGGGCGAGCATGATGCGGAGTTCTTCGCCTGACAGACTTGCAGCCGTCGTCCAGCACCCTAAATTCAAGCGTAACCATAAGGATGAAACGCTATGTACGAAGCCCTCGACCCCTACCTGAACACCGATACGTGGCACACTGGCCACGCCTATGATGACCGCCGCTTTTACGAAGGCCTTCGTCGGATCATCAACGAGCCGAACTTTAATGCCGATCAGATGGGCGAATATATGAGGGCGAAGAAGGGCGTGGATCGCAACAACCCTGACCAGGACGCCTTCAATCATGTCATCGACAAACGGGTGACGCAGGCCGATGCCATCGCTGAGTATCTGAACCCGCAGTGACGCCGGATCGATAAATATGAGCGCGGCTCTTAGACCGCGATCTCCTGAAATGATGGGGGCCAGGATCACGGACGGTCCTGGCCCTTTTTCAGTCAGTCGGCCTTGGCGTTGGCCTTGAGCGTCTCGTTGATCATGATCAGTCGCTGTTCGATCGCGCCCAGCATCCACATGAAAACGGATATGCCGAACAGTGAGGCACAGAGGATCGGCAGGGCCATGTCACCGCTGTCGCCGAGCATCGTGAGGAAGGTCAGGCCGAAGAATATGATCGTTCCTGCGGCGCCGACGACCCGCATCAGCGAGTTAGGCCCTGACGCCTTCGAGGGACCGGCGTCCCTGATATTCTCGTTTCGTCTCCATGCTTCGGCGAACCTCGCCTTTTGCTCCATGGAGCTATTTTCGTAGACGGCCTGCCCCTCTGGCGTCAGTTGCGCGATTTCGTCAGGTTTCAGCATCGTTTCCCTCCCAGGTGATCGCGCCTCATCGCATCGACGGCGGCGTCAGCACAACCGCAAGATTTCCAAAAGGCGGCTGTCGAATGGCGTTGGAAACGTCGCTACGGCTTTAGGGCAGTGCACCAGTAAGCCACCTGGACGCCGGGCTGGCTCTGCATGAGGTCGCGGACGACGGTGCAGTTCTCTTCGTTGTAGTCCCGCCCGTCACGAGCATCGAAGGTTGCGACGTGGATTCGATCCGATCCGACGACCGGATTGCGAAACAGATAGACGGTCCCACTCTCAGCCTGTTCGCAGGCCGTGAGCATGATCAGTGGTGCCAGGACAAGAAATCGCATCTTCTGAGATTACATGGGTCTGCCTGCCGGTCCAGGTCCGTCCGTCCGCGCCGCCCTATCTACCTTCCCACGAAGATTGCCTGATGCTGACACGACACCTGACCGGACGGGGATTTTTAATTTTCCAAACGGCTCAGCCGAACTTCAATTTCTCTGAACGAGCGAAGCGATAGATACGCCGGTCGGGCGAAGCACGACCCTACGCGGAGCCGGTAGGCGACGGGCGCCGTTAGGCGCAACGCGTTCCGAAAGGAACATTAAGCCAAAGACGAGCGACGGGTTTACCCGTTGTCGAGTCTTAAGCTTATAAGTTCTAAGAACTTGGTAAGCTTAAGACTCGACAGGTCGAGCGGCTTAAGATTCGACAGTGCCAAGTTCGCAGGCCCAGTCGTCATTCAGACCTGTGTAATCGACGCGCGCCATGACCTGAACCCCCCTGTTGTGCGGCTTGGCCTGATGCGTCTGGCCGTCAAACACAGTCGCCCGTGTCGCTTGATCGCCCGCCATCAGGACGGCTTCCACCGCTCGCCCTTCGTCCAGGCGGATTATGATCACCTGTTCTGTAAGCCAGCCTGAACCCTCGTCGCCGCCTTTGAAGGTGACAGGGCCGATCAGCCAGTCGTCGCCCGCGTCGTCGGCCATCGCTTTGAGATCGTCGCGCCAACCTTCAGTCAGGCTCTTAGCCCGGCTGATCGAGAGCTTCCGCTTGATTTGCTTGGCCGTATAGAACTGGACAGTAAGGCTGTGATCCTTGCGCGACAGCTTGATCTTGCGCCGGTCGCCTAGCCAGAATTCAAAAATGCATTTGTAGCGGCCCATGAATTTGTCGGCGCCGTTGTCATAGAAGCTGGCCTGCATAGCGACGAGTGTCGTCAGGTCGGGCAGGCCCGTGATCCTGGGCGGCGGCGGCGGTTCGAAAAATCGTGGGGCCTCAGCCTTCAGGCAGTCAGCGATAGGGTTGAGAAGCGCGGCGTCGCCCTGGCACGAGCGAATGAACTGAAGCACGTCAGCAATGGTAGTCATCATTTCCTTAGATGCGTTGAGTAATTCAACGCGACGATTCCTGTCGTCAATTCCATTTATCTCAAACGCACAATCTCCGTGTCAAAATTAAAGTGACCCCCGGCGCAGGAACACCGAGGGTCGTTACGACACTTCTCTAAGGCATGAGAGCAATATACCAGATGGCAAAGCCCTCATGCTATATATGCTTGAGACAGCACTTCTGGAGACACATGGAGTCAGACTTCACCGCCAACGATCTCGCGACCGTGCTGGAAATCGTCCTGGCCCAGGACGAGGAGATCGCCCGCCTGACTTCTCGCCTGACCCTGGCCGAAGGAGTGGCGCGCGAGGCTGTCGCTCGTTGCCGGAAACTGGAAACCAAACTGGATGCAGCGATCGCTGGATTCGAGGCCCGGTTGTTGCCGGTGGAAGTCGCGCTGATCCGCGATCACTACCGCCCCTAGCGTTCGCATCACCGTGCTAGATTTGCCCCATGGCGAATCGGGAAAAGCAATCGCGGAATTGGTTGATCGTGGTCGGGAGCGTGTTCGTTCTCGCAGTGTGCAACGAGAACATCGCATCTTGGCTTGAACAATACGGCCTGAACCGATTGTGGGCTCATACCGGAGCCATAGGCGCCGGGCTCCTCTGGATGTGGGGCGTGCTCTCAAGCCCCATCGCGACGCACCTTTACGTTTTCTGGGCAGGCCTACTGATCGCGAGCATCTTCCACAATCGCGTGAAATTATCCGCAACGAGCCGGACGCAAATCGGGATGGCTAAGCCGGATATGACGCTGCCCGATTTGGTGGACTATCTGACGACCGAAACAGCCTGGGCGAAATCTCAGCGGGCTATAAGCGATCTGATGGTTGAGCACGAACTTCTCGACGCTATCTCGACCGGCAGGTTGATCTTGCTGGCTCGCAGAACCGATGCATACGGCTCCACGTCGCAGCTATTCCGGATCGATCCGGACTATTTCGAAGCGCACCGACTTGATCTCGCGGCGATCCGGTCCGGCAGAGGCGACGCTGTCGTGATCAAGCCCGGCCACTTCACCGGAGCACCGAGCTTTCACGACTGGCGCCTATACAAATCGCAGGCCGAACAGGTCTGGCCAGCATGGGTGGAGCCCAAGCCTGTTGTTAGGAGAGGCTTCTTCGGTCGCGGCTCGAAGATGTGAATACCGCCTAGCGAGCGTAGCGTTGCACGGTCACCAGATCGTCCAGCTTGTGGATCACGCGCACTCGATCAGAGCATTCTAGGATCGCCGTGGACGACCCGAGCCACGCAACCGGAGCGTTGGCGCACTTTCCTTCGAAAGCTTTGTATTCGGGCGCGACCTGGAGACCAGTGGCATACCACCAAGGACGACTAATTTTTTCCACAGCCCCGTTCACGTCTGGAACGCGGCCCAAAAGCTTTGCCACGGGTGCCAGAAGACCGAGCACCGATACAATGACAGTCGCAAACTTAAATGCCGAAGAGGCCCGGCGACCGACATGCTCTATTTTAGCTTGCTGCCTGCGCCCCATACGTTGTGCTGACGAGATCGTGTCAATTTCATCCGCAGGCAGGCCAGCCTTCAGCAGACGGTCACGCATGGATTCAATGGACCTTTCAATAGCAGCGTTTAGCTCCTCAACTTCTTTAAGACGCTTACGCCGCTCCTCTTGAGACAATCGCATGAGTGTCACGAAGAACCACCAAATCCCCACTATGACTGCCGCGACAACCGCTACCGTCGCCACCAGAATGAAGCCTGACATCACCACATCAGCAGGCGACGCGATAAGGAAGTAGTTTAGCTTCCAGGTCAGCCAGAATGTCACGGCATTCAGCACCGCAGAGATTACAAACGCCGTTCCGGTCACCACGCTGAAAGTGTGGCCCGCCCAAAATGCTGGATGTTTTGATTCCATTGATCCCTCCGACGCCCTTCTGGCGCGACACGATCGCCACTGCAAGATGAGGTCAGTCCACCCGCCTGACCCCGCCTGCCTAGAACGTCACGCGTCGCGCGTCCGGAACCAGAGACATAAGCTTCTGACTGTCCTCCACGGCACCCCAGAACAGGGTATTGTTCACCCCGATCTGTCTTACGAGCATCATGTCGAAACGTGCATCAAGCTTCCCAGCCAGGGCTTTGATGACTTGAAATATGTCGCTGCTCGTTCTCACGATTAGCAAAGACGTGGTCTCTTTCCATACCTCAAAGCCTTTCAGCGGGGCTTCGATTGACCGCCAACGCTCATTGGCCGTCAACCCGCTATCAACATTGCCTACCCGAAAACTTACAAGATACTCTGCCATAAGGTTTTCCCTCATCCTGGCCCCGCCGCGATGCTGCGACGACGACGAGATAGGGTGTGGCCGAACTTTGTTCAAGAGGTCTGTTTGACACCTAGACTGTCATACGCAATTCTTACGTAGTAACCTGTGACCGGTAGTCTTGCCCGATCGCGCTGTCGGCCCGGTTTTTCTCTCCTTTGATAAATAAGTTTGAGACAGCCCAAGCGGGATCAGACGCTGGCGACCAAAACTTCTGAAGCGTCCTGCCATGAGACGCCTCCTTAGAAGCGAAGGCCCCCGCGATCTGATCATCGTGGGGGCCTCAGCTTTTTCAGGAGACAAATGACTACAGAAGTTTGGCGGCCCATTCCGGGCACAAGAGGTTACGAAGCAAGCAGTGAGGGCCGCGTTCGTAGCCCGAAACAAGTCCTCAAGCGCAGCGATAACGGCATTGGCTATCAGATCGTCTCGATAGTATTTGCGGACGGTCGCAAACACAGCGTCACGGTCCACAGATTGGTCGCCTCAGCCTTCCACGGCCCACGACCCGAGGGCTACGACATCGCGCATCTCGACCACGACAAGACGAACAACTGCCCCTCAAACCTCGCCTACCAGACCCGCGCACAGAACATCGCGGATAGTCCGAAGTCCGGCCTCTTCTACCCCTGGGCGGACCTTGAAGTCGGCCAGTCTTTTGACGTTCGTCCCCACAAGAACCGCCAGGCCATCAACAAGATGGCACGCGACATGTCCTCCCGCCATCAGCGCGGGTTCGTCGTCGAGCGTGACGGTGATCACACCACTGTCGCCCGCCGCCCGATGCTCGGAGCCATGACGTGCAGCGCGACCGCTGAGATCGGCGTTGCCGCATGATCGTCACCGCATCCATCACCCTGCTGGCCGCCGTCTGCGCGGCCCTGGCCTATGAAGTCATCAAGCTGAAGAAGCGGATCGAGCATGCGACCGCCCTAGCCGACGACATCCAGTCAGAGTTCTGGCCCCGCTTGAAAGAGATTACGGCCAGCTTGGCCAAGCTGGAAACTAGCGACGCCCACGGCCTCGCCCTGATCAAGCAAGTCAGCATCAGCAACGAAGCTACGCACAAGCGTATCCACGACGCCATCGCCCGTATCGACCGGGCCATCGACGCCCACCCCACCAAGGCGCCGTCTTGTTCGTTCTGCGACGCCACGCAGGAAGAGGCAGGCCAGCTTGTGCGAGGTCGCTCCGCGCACATCTGCGCCGACTGCTTCCACCTCTGCGCCAACACCATCCCTGAAACCAAAGCCGCCCAGGAGGCGCCGACCAAGGAAATCAAATGACCGCATTCGAACTGACCCAGAAACTTGAATCGATGGAGCCCGCCCTGGATGGCGCGCTCGCCCTGCTGTCGGCCCTGGCGCGGGAAGTTCAAGATTTGCAGAGCCGCCTCGCCACTACTCAGAACATGCTCGTCCAACTTTCGGCGAAGAAGGGAGGCGAATGAAGATCATCAAAACATACGCTTACGAGGTTCGAGGATCGCTGACTGACACGCGGGCTGTGGTGGAATGGCTTTATGCCAACGTGATCAAAGACCGGATGATTGTCACAGCCAATGACTCGAATGTCTGGATGTCCAACAGAGCCGCTGTGGGCTTTCAGCTTCTTGATCAAGTCGATGCAGCGAAGTTCGAGTTAGCCTTCGACGCTGGCGAGTATGACGGCATCGTTCCTCTGGCGAACCGCCGATGACTGACACCCTCAAAACCGTGCTGGTGACCGCTCTGAACGCCAGTTTGTTGGATGACGCGGAAGCCGATTTGCTGCCGCGCGATCTCGAATGCGATCCGGCTGACGATTGGGACATGATCCTGATTGAAGATCGACGCGGAGAAGATGCGGCCAGCATCAACGCCGACCGTCTGGCGACCGCAATCCGCGAACATTTCCTGAACCGTGAGAAGGTGAAAGCAGCCGTTACAGCCGCGATCAACGGCTCGCTCAAATACGGCAACGCCGGTGTCAATAAATACGGTTTCTCATCCGAGTGGGATTGCGAATGGGACTTCGATGATTTGATCGACCGTCTAATCGAGGGCCTGTCCCGATGATCGACCTGACCGCCGACGAGATCGCGCTCTTCGAATCCAGCCGGGCGCAGCAACTGTTCTGCATCGCACGGCAGATGTCAGATTTGGGCCTCCCCGGTTCCGACCCTGACGATCCGGCCATCCGATTGTTGTTGGAGACAGGCGCCGCCAAGACGGAGACTTACGATGAACTCGTGGCCTGGATTGCAGAGCGGAGGCCACGATGAAGCCCCGCAGCCTGGACGAACTCAGGCGGATCGCCGCTTCAATGCGCGAGCCTGATCCGCTTCCGCCTTTTCGCGAAGACTCTGAAGACCGCGCACCCGCCACGCCCGGCGTCCTGGCTCCGCCTTCAGCCAAGCGCGGCGAATAGCTCCGCCGATCCGGTCGAGGGTGGCCAGTGCCGTGTCGGCGAACACGAGAAGCAGAACGCCCGCAACGATGTATTCCACGCCACCCTCCAATTAATTGTTTCAACGCAACAATTGCATGGACAAGTGAATCTGTCGAGATCATATTCGATGCATGCATCAACGCGACCTTTTCATCGAGCCGACTATCGCGCATTCTCCGCCGCCTAACCGGAGGATTCGCATGGCCCGTGGAAAACCGTTGGAGCGCGCCGCCCCTGTGGTTCGTAAGTCGGCTCTCGCCAACGACGTGACCGCGCTCGCCCAGATCGTCAGGGTGTTCGAACAACTGGCCAAAGCCATGCCGACACGCGTCAGCATTCGGCAGGCCTACGCCTTCCTTCACATCGCAGAGCGCACGGCTGGCGGTCACGACATCATCGTGTCGGACCTGAAGGCCTTGGGCGATGATGCCTGGGGGGCGCCTCTGTTCGACGCTTCTATCGGTCGCTCTTACCAACTGTTCATGGACGAACCCTCTCGCGACTATCCGGAGCCGCTTGGCTGGCTCAGGCTGGAAGCGGACCCCGCCGACAAGCGACGCAAGCTGCTGCGGATGACGGCGAAGGGGGAAGCCATGGCCAAGAAACTGGTCAAAATCCGCGATGAAAGTTTCCACTCTTCTTGATCGGTGCGAGCGCGAAGAATGGCGCGCTCACCGTAGCCGCGACACGCTGCAATCGAACCTCCGCATCCTTCGTCAGGTGTGTGGCGACGACGAGATCGGCCAGCTTCACTACACGCGGCTCAAGCAGATCGCCGACACGATGGCGACCGGTCGGGGCGGCAAGGTGCTGGCTCCGGCCACAGTCAAACGCCGGATGGAAACCCTGTCTGCCGCGCTCCTGCTGGCCACGAAGATGACGGACGATCAGGGTCAGCCCCTGTTGATGGCGAAGCCGACGTTCCCATCGTTCGAAATCGATAACATCCAGGACCGCGTCATCGCCGACGACGAGGCGTCAGCCCTGTTCGAAGAGATCGCCAAGCTGACCCAGGAAGAGCCCGACCGGGACTGGTCGCGGTTCGATGCGATGGTTCGCTTCCTGCTGGCCACAGCCTGCCGCCGTGGCGAAGCCCTGCGGACGCATGCCGCTCACTTCGAGACGCGGATGGTGCAGGGCAAGCCTGCCACCTTCGTGCAGTTCATGCGCTATTCGACGAAGTCGAAGAAGCCGCGCGTCGTCCCGCTCACGCCGGAGATTGTCGCCCTCCTGCCTGCCTTGAAACTTCAAGCGGGCAACGGTCCGCTGTTCCCATTCAGCCCAAGCCAACTATTCAGGATGTGGCGCACGCTGCGTAAGCGCATGGCCGCGCGCGGCTTCGACTTCAGCCTCGTCCGTTTTCACACTTGCCGTCATACGACGCTGACGAAGGCGATGAAGAAGTATCCGCTCGCCCTCGTGAGCAAGCTGGCCGGACATGCGAGCGTCCAGATCACCGCCAGCCGGTATGGCCATGTAAACGCGGATGATCTGGTCGAAATGGTTGGTGACATCGCGGCGTAGTCAGAGCAAAGGGGGCTATGGCCCATATTGCTTCAGAGACTGACGTTCGCATCGGCGGCGAGGTTCGCGCGCGGCGCGAGAAGCTGAAGATCACTCAAGCCCAATTGGCCTCCGCAATCGGCGTCACCTTCCAACAGGTCCAGAAATACGAGCGGGGCGCGAACCGCATATCAGCGGCGACCCTGCTCGCTATCGCTGCGGCACTGAACTGTCACGTCGCGGACCTCTATGGCGACCCCGATCCGCAAGCGATCAGTCAATCAGAACGCGCCATTCTGAAGCTGTGGCAGGACTTGCGCGAACCAGAGCGCGACGCTGTCGTCGCCATGATCCGCGCATTTCAAAAGCCCTAGGTCCTAACCGACGCTATCGACTCAACCTGAACGTCGGATACTCGATCAGGTCGATGGTCTGCTTGAGTTCGCGGATGTCGGCGCCCTCGCCGTAGCCTAGGTTGATCCGGTCAACCTCGCCCTCTTCGTGGCCGACCAACATGTAGGCCAGGACAGGGTTGACGCCCGGCTGGCGCAGCGCGCGGATGGCCGTGTGCCTGAAGGAGTGGAAGGGCTTCTTCTTCGCGTCCATGCCCGCCCCTTTGACGTTGGCATTAGCCGCACAGAAGTAGCTCCACCACTTCGAAAACTTGACGGTCCGACGCAGGCCGCGCTTCGTCACCGTGGGGATCAAGTCGGGGAAGAGGAAGCCCGCCTTGTCCTGCTCACGGACGTAATCGATGAAGCCCATGTCGATCAGCCGCTTGTGCAGCGGCACGATGCGGCGGCTCTGCTCGTTCTTGATGGAGCGGTCGTGAGCGTCGTCGTCCTCGTCGCCACGATCGACAATGTCGATGGCCCAAACGCCATCGATTTCCCGGATTTCGCTAACCAGCGTCGCGCCGATCTCCTCCATGCGGGCACCCGTATACAGCGCAAGGATCGGCATCCAGAACTTGGCGTCCCGCACCACCTGATTGCCCGGCTGTTCGCGGTAGCCAGCGTCAGCGCGACCCGAGAAACCGGTGAAGGCTGGCTTGCAGAAAATCTCCCCGATGTCGTCCGCATCAAACGGAAGCCGTGCCTTCCGCTTCCTGGCTGGTTTCGCCATCGTGTCGTCAGCCGGGTTGATGTCGATCCACCGGTTCTTTGCCGCGTAACCGAACATCCCCTTCAGAGTGTTGATCCACTTCCAGACAGTCGCCTCGTCCATCCTTGGCGTGTCGCGTCCTTCGCCCTCGCCCCACGCGATGATGTCGTTGAAGGATAGGGCCAGGACGGCGGGTCGTTTCGTGTTCGGGAATCGCAGTGCAGCAACGCGGAACCGCGCGAGGTCATCCGGCTCGATCTGGCTGATCGGTTTCTCGCCAAGGAATTGCTGAAGCCGTTGGACGTAGCCTCGGTTTCGCTCTTCCAGTTGGATCGAGGCGACGGGAGCCCAGCGGTCGTAGAGTTCGAGCGGCGTCAGGCCAGCTTCTGGCCTTGCCAACACAGGAGCAACGGGCGCAGCGGCGACCGGTGCCACCTCTTCCTCCTCCGGCCAACCGTCGAAGTTGTCGTGTCGGAAGTCGTCGATGAAGTCCTCGACATCCGTCCAAGCGGACAAGAAAGCCTGACGCAGTTCACGTCGCGCCAGGACGGGATGCGTGACAGGCAGGGCCAGCACCTGGGCGAATCGTTCTTCGAAACCCGCAGGCTCCGTGTTCGACCGAAGCTGAGCGCGCAGCGCAGACGCCGCGACCGCTTCGTCATTGCTCAACGGAGGCAGGAGGCCGGACCATGCCTGCTCGCTCGCGCCCTGGATCGCGGACCTGCGCCAGCGGGCTATCAGATCGAATGCCCTTGCGCGGTCCAACGGTGCAAACGCCACCGTCTCTGAGGGCGGCTCGACCGGCGTCGCTCGCTCAGCGCGGATCGCTGCGATCCGGTCGTCGATCTCTTTCAGAATGGGGGTCGCAAGTTGGATTGCGAGCTTGCGATCAGAGGTTCCGAGGCTGCGGGTGTAAGCCTCTTTCACCCCGAAATCGGCCAAGCAATCTGCCGGGATTCGACGCCTGATTTTCCAGACGCCGCCGATTTTCAGAACACCTTCCATGAGGGCCATGTGTATCACCAATGTGTATCGGTTGACACGGCTCAAACCCTTGCGGGGCGGGCATTCCTTGCTCTGTCAGGGTTTCGCGGAACGATGGCTGGGGAACTAGGACTCGAACCTAGAATGACGGTACCAAAAACCGTAGTGTTACCATTACACCATTCCCCAGCAGGACCGGCGTTTCCGAAGCACTCTGTGCGGCGGAGGCGGTCAGATACGCCAAGCCGTTTTGGGATGCAACACCCTCTTTCAGGACTATTTTCGCTTACCGTGAAGATGGGTCGAAATGGGCGCTTGCGGCCTATCGAACCCATGGCTATAAGCCGCGTCCTCACTTCGGGGCGACGCCGCCAGGCCAGCCCCCACGGTCGGAGTGTGGCTCAGCCTGGTAGAGCACTGCGTTCGGGACGCAGGGGTCGGAGGTTCGAATCCTCTCACTCCGACCATCTTCTCCTCAGAAAAATCGACGATGCGACAGCAGGCCTTCGCCCGCCGTTATGTCCGCGTTAGTCGTCGTTCGCCGCGCTCTCCATCGCCTGGCGCGCCACCGCATTCAGATGCGCTCCAACCGACTCGATGGCCCTAGAGCCTAGCGCCTTTCTGCGCGCGGTCAGATCGGGCGAACCGGCGTCGTAGTCGGCCATCAGCCGCCGCACGAACGCCCCGCTCTGAACCTCGGCCAGCACCTCATCCATCGCCTGGCGCGACTCGTCTCCGATAACCCTCGGCCCGGTCAGATAGGCGCCGTATTCCGCCGTGTTCGAAATCTTGGCGAAGGCGCCCGCGATGCCGCGTTCGTACATCAGGTCCGTCACCAGCTTGGTTTCATAGAAACATTCGAACCACGCCACTTCGGGCGGATAGCCGGCGTTGACCAGCTTCAAGAAGGCCGCGTCGATCAGTTCGGCGATGCCGCCGCACAGAACCACCTGTTCGCCGAACAGGTCGCTCTCGCACTCGTCGCGCATCGTCGTTTCCAGAATGCCCTTGCGCCCGCAGCCCAGCGCCGCCGCATAGGACAGGCCCAGCGCATGCGCGTCGCCCGTCGCGTCCTGCTGCACGCCAAACAGGCAGAAGACCCCCTCCCCGGCTTCGTACAGATCGCGGATGCGCGGCCCGATCCCCTTAGGCGAGGCCAGGATGACGTCCAGATCCGCGCGCGGTTCGACCAGACCGAAGCGCACCGACAGGCCGTGGGCGAAGACCAGGGCCGCGCCCGGCCGCACATTTGGCTCCAGTTCGTCGCGCCACAGATCGCGGTGCGCCTCGTCTGACGCCATGACGGCGACCACGTCGGCGCCCGACGCGGCCTGCGCGGCCGTCATCACCTCGAACCCGTCGGCGCGCGCCAGGTCTCGCGTCTTGGAGCCGGACTTCAGACCCACCACGATATCGGCCACGCCCGAATCGCGCAGGTTCAGCGCATGGGTGCGGCCCTGGCTGCCGTAACCGATCATGGCCACGCGCTTGCCGCGAATGATAGAAAGGTCGCAGTCGCGGTCGTGGAAGACAGGCAGCGGATTGGGTAGGGTCTGTGTCATGACCGCCTTCATAACCCCATCCGACGTTGTCGCCTTCTGGAAAGAGGCTGGACCCGAAAAGTGGTTCGCTAAGGACGAGCCGTTCGACGCCGACTTCCGCGATCGAGGCCGCGCTCTGCATTGGGCCGCCGCGCGCCGCGAACGGGACGACTGGATGGACACGGCTGAGGGCGCCTTGGCGCTGTTGATCCTGCTGGACCAGTATCCCCGAAACAGTTTTCGCGGCACGGCGCATCAGTTCGCCACCGATCCTCTGGCCCTGATGTTCGCAAACCAGGCCGTGGCGCGCGACCTGCACCTGGCGGTCGAGCCGGCGTTGAAGAACTTCCTGCTTCTGCCGTTCGAACATTCTGAACAGATCGAGGATCAGGACCGCTACATGGCCTTGGTCGCCGGCGACGAAGAGTTGGAAAAATGGGGCAAGCTGCACCGCGACATCATCGTCCGCTTCGGCCGCTTCCCGCACCGCAACGCCGCGCTGGGCCGCCACACAACGCCTGAAGAACAGGCCTTCCTCGAAGAAGGCGGTTTTGGCGGCTGA